AACGTCGCCCTCACGGGAGACGAGGTAGCCAGCGTGAACACCAGAGTTGACCGAACGGATGATGACGTACTGCATTTCGATTCCTTGTGTTTGAGACAGGTGGTCAAAAGTTATTGCTGCTGCTCCTCGATCTGCACGGGCTGCGCTTCGAGCACCTCCGTCAGGTTCGACAGCGTGGTGGCCGAGGCCTCGATCACGCGCTCGCGCTGCTGCGCCTCGACGATGCGCTCGGAGTGAAGGGGTGGGAGTAGCTTTTGAGGGCTACCCCCACCCACCAACCAAACACGGAGATGGCTGACCAAGGCCACCGCCGGTGCTGATGCTACTTGGCGCGATACTGCTTCGCCAAGCGGCCGGACTTTCCGGCTCGCGTGCCGCACTCCTCGATCATGCCGTAGCGTAGGAGCTCGATGCGGCGGGGCCGCACGGCGTTGATGGACACGCCGATGTCGTGCTCGGTCACGTACTCGATGAGGTCGTTGTCGGTGAACGCGGTGTCAGGATTGGCCACGAAGATGCAGTAGATCAGGTGGCGCTGAGTGGGCATGGCCCGCTTGATCGACTCGGCAGCAGCCTTGCTGGTCTCCGAGTTCTTCTGGTACGGGGCGTCCATCTAGAACGGAGCCTCGTTCGTGTCCTCGTTGGCATCGCCATCGAGCCACGGGTCATTGGCCGGGGTCGACTTGCCTTCGAGCCACTCGAGCAGCTGCGTCGCCATGTACGCCTGCTCCTGCATGGACTGGCGGTCGAAGTTCGCACGGTTGTCACGCGACCAACGCAGCCAGCCACGGCGGCGACCGTCCGGCGAGCCCATCGCAACCCAGCCCCACGGCTTCTCCTTGTACTGGCCGTACTTGACCAGCGTCTTGAGGTCGAAGGGCGGGGCGGAGTGGGTCGGCAGCGGCACGTCCGGGTCATCGTCCGGGCCACGCTGGCCAGCAGACCGCGCAGGAGACTCTGCCTTGCGCTCGGGCGCAGGCTTGGCCGGCTGAGCCTGAGGCGCAGGCTGGCGCTGCTGGGGCGCAGGCTGGGCCGGAGGCGGGGCCTCGTCGGTCGGGGCACCACCTGCGCCGGTCGAGAAGCTGGTGTCGAAGTTCCAGCCGCTCGAGCCCTTGCCCTCGGGCGGGCGTCCGCTGCCGCCGGGGACAGCCCACGGACACTTCTTGGGCAGGTGTCCGGAGATGTGCTCGGTCCACTTCCAAGCAGGGCGGGGCTGCTCGTCGACGTAGAACTTGGGCAGGTAGTAGAGGTAGCGGCCGATGCCGAACTTGACGGCCACCCGCTTGAGGGCGTCGGATGCGCCACCCTTCGAGGGCTCGACGTGCGTCTCGTCGGCGAGGTCTTCGTGTGCCACACGGGTGCCGTCCGACAGGACCAGCTCGAGGGTGCACACCCACGTGCGGCGCTCGGTCCGGTCGCCGATGCAGCGGAGCAGGTCGCTCCAGTTCTGCGGGCCGACGACCGTGTCGAGGCGGTCCATGATGGCACGGGCCGAGACGTAGGGCAGCATGACCCCAGCGTCGCCCTGCTTGCCGGACTTCTGGAAGCGCCACTCCAGTTCGCAGGGATCGAACGGAGCGTGCAGGAGCTTGAGTTGCTGGTCAGGCGAGAGGTTCGTCATTGGTCTTCTCCGGGTTGGTGTTGCGAGTGCGCATCATGTGTCGCCACTTGGCGATGATGATGGGCGTGACGGACAGGTTCATCATGGCAACGGCAGCACCAGCGTCCATCTTGGTCATGCCGTCGCGGTTCGTGAGGAGCATCTCGGACAGCGTCTCGGTCATCGAGTTCACCTTCCTGATGGCGGTGTCTGGATCGTGATCGAGGCTGGACAAGAAGCGGTTGACCGTGAGTTCGTACTCACGGCGCATGTCAGCGATGTCGCCGGGAGTGATGCCGAGCGGATCTTTCATTGGATGGTCACCATGTATGTGGGCTTGTCTGCACCAGACCGTCGCTTGTCACGGATGTCAACAGCCATGCCGTTGTCATTGCACCACTTGATGCACGCGGTCGGGCCAGCAGCGCAGTAGTTGCAGTTCCACGGCAGCTTGGCCGTGAGGTTGTCGAAAGCCTGCGCGTTGCGCACGGTCTCGTAGATGTGCGTCGGAACAACCGAGCGAGGCAGCTCATCGGCCGGAGCTTCGTTTGCCAGCTGCTCGAGCATGTTCTTGAAGCCAACCATCCACTCGTCGAACAGGCGCTTGGCCTCGTCGATGTTGAGCTCGATGGCGAGAAGCTCGCAGTTGTCCTTGTTCTCGAACACGAACGTGGCTCGAGTCAGGTTGTATCCCAGTCTTCGCAGGCCGGTGATGTATCCGTACACCTGAAGCGTGTACTGCAGGCCGGGGCCTTCGGTGTCGAGCTTGTCGAAGCCGAAGCTGTTCTTCGTCTTGAACTCTACGACCTCGCAGTTCGAATGCTCTCCGAACAGCACGAGGTCAGCACGGCCACGGATGTACAGCGTGTCAGGATGGTCATGCTTGACCATGACGGGCAGGTCGTTGCTGCCGAACAGCTTCTCCATGCGATCACGCACACGCTGGGCAACGCCGGCAGGCAGATCGACCGGGACGTAGAGCTCGACCTCAGGTGCTGACTGGATCCAGCCATGCTGACGACTGAGCTGCTCGGCAAGTCGAGCACCACGGTCATGGCCAACCTCGAAGATGCGGTAGGTACGAGCGTTGAGTTCTTCGCGAGATGCACCGCTCGCAAGCTGGTACAGCTTGGCAGTGCAGTCTCCGAACGACGAGACACGGATGGGGCAGAGTGACTTGCCGCTGTTGGCGATGACGTACTGTTGGTCGATCGCTGCGATGATGTTGTTGGTCATGTCAGTTCTCCAGAAGAGTGAGAGCGTAGAGGAACAGGGAAACCCAGATGCCGGTGATGGTCACCTTGGCGATGATGTCCACGAGCAGTGCGTTGCGTCGCTGCTGATCAGCGATCTGTTGCGAACGCTCTTCCTCGTCGGGTGTGATGCGAGCGTAGAGCTCGTCGATCTCTCGGTGCTTGAGGTGTGCCATGCTTAGTCCTTCCCTTCTTGCTTGCCGTTGATCATCTCGTCGAGCCACCAGAGCACGCCGATGACGAAGGCGAGCAGGCAGTAGGCGATGTACATCACTGCGCCTCCGGTCGGCCGTCGAGGCGATCGGCCTCGTCGAGGATGACGCGAGCCAGCATGCGCATGGTCTCGATGCTGTCGACAGCGAAGCAGACGGACTCGCTGCTCTTCGGCCGTCCGCTGTTGTCATCGTCGGTGAGACCGATGTCGAATGCCACGATCTTGTCGATCATGCGTGCGCTGCAGCCAACTTGGCGAGTGACCTCGTCATTCCAGTCGGTGCGCATGATGTGGATGCTGGTGTAGTTCCTGAAACGTCCCATGGTCATAGTCTCCTGTGTTGTTGGTTAGTTGAAGATGGATTCGGACTTGGTCTTGTCGGCTTCGAGCAGCTGGTCAGACGCCTGCTCGTACTTGTGCAGCAGCACCTCGAGCGTGGAGCGCATGTCGGACATGGCGCTGCCGGAGATCGGAACCGAGAAGGTGACCGACTGAATGCCGTCATGCTCGCCGCAGTGGCGGCAGTCATCGAAGATGTCGAGCACGACGAGCAGCGCGTCCTTCGCCACGACGATGCGGCCAATGGTCTTGGAGGTCGGGATGAGGTGGAACGAGTGATGAGTGTTCATGGTTACTCCGTGATGGTGGGCTTGATGAGATCGGTACGGTGGATGCGAACGCGAGCCTCGGAAACCAGCCGGCCGGCGTCTGAGTAGCAGGACATCTGCCAGTGCCACGAGTTGATCGAGACCCAGCGTTCGTCGGGGATGTCCCTGATGCGCTGCTGGACGTAGCGCGTGGCGTGCTCGACGGCGTCCGAGCCAGACATGAACGCGCCGAGGACGTGGGGTGTTCCGGTGTCGGTGTGGAAGGTCACAACGAATACGGTCTGCATATGTATTCTCCGTGTAGGTGGTTGGTTAGAAGTCGTCGGAGGCCGCATCGATCAGCGCCTCTTCGATCTGGTCGTAGTAGTTCTTGACCATCTCGATGGTCTGTTCCTTGGTCAGCGCGATGCGCAGCTTGTCGCCATCGGTGATGACGATGTCGATCTCGCTGCCGATGTCGGTGTAGCCGGGATCGTCGCGAGTAGCGTGGGTGTGGATCACATCACCGCTGCATTCGAGGAACATGATGCCGTCGAGGTGGACAGGTGCGGTCACGTACTGGGTGGTCATGTTGGTCTCCGTGTCAGGTTGTGTCAAGAGAAACTACTGGGGGCTCGAGCCGGCAACGAATAGGTCGCTGGCACGGCGGGTCAGTCCGTTGATGTTGTCCTTGATCATGCCGTCGCTGTTGCGCGTCATGTACAAGATCGGAGCGTGCACGCAGCGCACGCCAGTGTCCTCGTCGCACTTGGTTGCGCCATCAGGGCAGATGTGGATGACATCGCCCCTCAACAGGTGGACTTGGACCATTCCAGTCACACGGTAGATGGCGAGGGCTTTGGAGTCGCTGCTGAAGTTCCATCTCCTGACGTTGGTGATCGCCTTCGCAAGAGACGGGTCTCGTGCCCACGATCCCTGACCGATCACCAACCACTGGTGGTTTGGCGTGATGGTCGCGATCGCATCGGTGAGCTTCTTGCTGGTCATGTACTTCATCGAGAGCTTGGTCATGTCTGTCTCCTGTGTTGGTTGGTTAGAAGCTGAAGTCGTGGTAGTTCTCGCGCAGTCCGATGATGAGATAGGTGCCCTTGTCGAGGCGGAACTTCCCGCTGCGGCAGCGGTTGGCCCAGTAGTGGTTCGACCAAGCGTGGCCGCTCGAGTCGACGCTTTCCTTGGGCTCGACAGTGAGGCATTCGTAGTACTGCGTCTCGCTCATGCCGTAGATGTCGACGCGCTTGCGATCGTCTTGCGTGAACATGATGCGACGCACCATGCCCTTGCGTGCACCGGACTTGTAGCACTCCACCTTGTGGATGGTGCCACTCCACCTGTCGCTGTACTGCACGACGGTGACGTACTGTCCGACGACGGGCTCGGGTTGGCCCGTGTTGACCATGAAGTAGTTGGTCAGGCTGCCGTAGTTCGTGAGCTTGGTCATGTTGGTCTCCTGTGTTGGTGGTTGAGTGTCAGATGCCGAGCTTCGCGATGGCGAGCTCGAGCTCCTGCTGCTTCTTCTTGATGTCATCGATCTGCGCCTCGAGCTGCTGACGAGCAGCCATCTTGTCGAGATCCTGCGCGTCCTGCTTGCGGTGCTCGGCCCACGCCTTGGCGACCTTGATCGTCAGGCCGTACGGATCGCCGTTGAACATGCTCTGCACGAGAGACTCGACCGCAGCGTTCTCGACATCGGCGAAGTTCTGCTGCTGGTAGAGCTTGGCCGCCTCGTGGATGCACGACTCTTCGTGCTCCTCGTAGTAGAGCTTGATCGCCTCGCGCTGCACGAAGCCGCCATCGCTGTCCATGATCTTATCGATCGCAGCATCGTGCATCTCATCAACGTTGTCCTCGATGTACTTCTGCACCGCCTCGTCGGTGACATCGCCGTCGTCGATCATCTTCTGGATCGCAGCATCGCGCACGTCCTCGTCGCACTCGTCGATCAGCTGCTGCGCAGCTGCCTCACGGATGGAGTCCTCGTCGTTCTCCAGCATGCGCTCAAGGGCGAGGTCGCGCATGTTGTCCTCGTTGTTCTCGATGTACTTGTCGATCGCGAGGCTCTCGATCTGACGGTACATGACCGTGCCGTAGATGTTGTTGAGGATCGAGTTGACGTAGCTCTCGTTGTGAACGAGGGCTCCGATGATCTGGTCGATCGTGAGGTTGAAGGTGATCGGGCTGGTCATGGTCGTGGTCTCCGCGTTGGTGGTCATGTCTTGGTCTCCGTGTCAGTTGGTTAGATGCGTTCGAAAGGGGAGGGGAAGGGCATCATCAGCAGGATCTCTTCGACCCCGCAGACGTTGTGGGTTTCGCAGCTGTCGCACAGCACGTCGTGCGCGTCGGGCTCGAGGTGCCCGTCGTAGTGGCTGCCGCAGTGGATGCAGATGGCGTAGCCTTCGTCGGCTTCGACGAGCTGCATGACTTCTTCGAGGGTGATTGAGTGGTGGATCTTCATGGTCGTGGTCTCCTGTGTTGATTGACGTGTCAGTTAGCTAGAGCTTGGATGCGATGCGCTCGGACACCTCGCTGATGATCTCTGCGATCTCTTCGCGGGTGCGCACCCTGAAGCGGTCGGTCACATCGCCATCGTGCAGCAGCTCGTCGAAGGTTGCGTCTTCGTTGAGGCGATCGAGCCCGGCGTCGGTGAGGGTGAAGATCTCGCAGCCCTTGACTGGCGAGAAGGTCTCTCCGTCGGAGAGGACGAGGATGTAGTTGCGGTTGTTGGTCATGGCTTGGTCTCCTGTGTTGGTTGACGTGTCAGATCAGGCGGGGATGAACGCGGTGGCTTCGGGGTTGCGGCTGCCGCCCTTGCCCTTGGCAGCGAGCACGAGGACCGTGCCCGTCGGGTGCACGAAGGTTGCATCGTGCTTGTCGCCGTCGACGTAGTTCGCGCCGAAGGCGAGCATCGCCGCAGGGTTGCGGCTGACCACAGCGCAGCGTGCGTGGCGAGCGTGCTGCGCCGTGATGATCGGCAGCACCTCGGACAGCGTGCGCTTCTCGGAGATCGAGAAGGTGAGGTCGTAGTTTGCGGGCAGCTTGCCGTCGAGGTGCAGCTTCCACCTCTCGAACGACTTCGTGTAGTCGTAGAACTGCACGTCGAACCAGCGAGCGAAGAAGTCGAGGCCAAGCAGCGACTCGAAGGGCAGGTCGCTGAAGCCGTTCAGGCGCACAGCGAGACGCTTGCCGCGCTTGTTGGCGGAGCGGACAGCCTTGGCAAGCTCGAGCTCGATCTGCGCCAGAGCGACGGGGTTGATGGTGCCGTCGCTAGCGATGAGGTTGACGGTGCGCCAGACACGAGCGTCGAAGACAGACTTCGAGACGCCGCGACCGGACGAGAAGATGCAGGTCTTCGCACACGCGCCAGCATCGGGGCACGTGTTGAGGATCGTGCCGTCGTCGAGGCGGTGCTTGGCCACCTTGACAGGGGCAAGCTGCATGATGAGCAGCTCGTATCCGTCGACATCCTTCGAGACCTTCGTGTTCGTGGTAAGATATTCGGTCATGACAGAGTTACTCCGTGGTTGGTTGTGGTTGGTTGGTGGTTGGTTAGGTAGGGCTAGGCGTCGCACTCGTGCCAGTCATTCGAGCGACGGGTCACATGCTCGTGCCAAGCCAGAGAGAGTTCGTACTTGACAGTCTCCGGGTCGAGCTCGGGACCGAAGGCGTCTCCGATGTAGACGTAGTACGACCGTCCCTCGTTTCCGCAGTCGATCCAGATGGTGACTTCGACCACGTCATTCAGACCACGGGTCTGCTCGATAGCAGCCGTGATCGCAGTCTGGATCTGAGGGTAGTAGCTAGTGGATTCGAACAGGCGGTTCGTGACAGAGTCACGGCGGACGATTTGCATGTCGTAGGGTTGGTGCATGAGAGTTTCTCCGTGGTTGGTTGGTGGTGGTTGGAATCAGCCGTTGACAGAGTCCCAGCCCTTCGGGGCCGGAGTCTCGGAGAGTTCGTAGGTGCCGGAGTCCTGACGGGTCGTCAGGTGCAGCTTGTAGAACATCAGCTCTTCGAGCTGGTGGTTGACGCGATCCAAGGCGGAGCGGTGCATGGCAAGCACCGAGTTCTGCAGACGCTCTTCCTTGCGGAGCAAGGCGTTGATCTGCTTGTCGAGACGGTTGATCTGTTCGAAAGTGGTCATGAGAGTTTCTCCGTGGTTGGTTGGTTTAGAGTTCTGACGTGGTCATCATCAGCGTCGGCATTACCGACGGACCTTCGGACTTCTTCGGAGTCCTAGGTTTCGACCTTGGGGATCGTCCTGCACACTCAGGTGGCATCCATAGAGATTCTCCGCAGTCTTGACAGGCCTAGCGATCGTAGGCTCTGCGGAGTACCTCTACGGCTTGAGCGGTAGGGGTTGGGACAGTCAGTTTCCCGGTCCCTATCGGAAAGCTACCTGTCACGTAGCCTCCCGATGTATCGGGGTTCCCTCTCGCTAGAGACTTGCTAGGTCTCTTATCGTGCCAAGCTTGCAGAGCTACAGACTTGCAGGCAGAGACGCCTATCGGCGTCGACGCCTAAGCTACGGTCGGAGTCTAGATAGCTTGCGCTATCGGGGTAGTCGCTCCATCCATCGGTACACGTCCGGCTTTCGGACCGGATAGTACTCCCCACGCTTTCGCATTGTGGGGATAGCTAGTGCATTGGCTTGCGCACTAAGCGAGAGTCGAGTTTTCAAGCCAGTACGAGACTCGTACATCTAGAGTCAGTACCCGTACCTAAGTCTGGACAGCTACCGAGAGCCAGACAGACAGAGCACGTTGGCAGAGAGAGTCAGAGAGTCACACCTTCCTTGTTTGGGCCTTTCGCTGGGGAGCGATCGCTCGCTCCATCCGTCCCGAGGCGGGTCGGACACCTCCAGCCGTGGTGCAGTTTGAGCCCGATCGGCTTGCGCTTTGCGCTTTGCGGGGTAGCCTGACGCCATACCGGGGCCAAGCCCGGCTCCCGCACCCCCCCTACGGGGGTACCGGGGGGCTTTTGCTAGGTAGCCCGACGTGATGGACCTAGCTCCGAGCCCACACACGGTAGATTTCGAGTGTTGGTCGGTGGTTTTCGGCGCGTTCCGCGCAGGAATCAGCAGCAACTACCCTGCGTTGAGGGATGGCTTGCATAACTTGCTGGGTTTGGTGGCCTTCAGAGACCAAGCTTCCCAAGAGCTCTCGGCTCACATGGTGCCAGTTTGAGCCTCGAGCAACCCTCCGCACTACCGTGCTCCGGTTCCCTTCGCAGGATGCCCTGATAACACTCCATGTCAAGTTACAGCTGTGTAAGAGCCGTGTATTGGCTGTGTATGGAGGCGTGTTGTGCATGCCCCAGCTATGCCTGTGCATGCTTGGGCTATGCCTGTGCCATGCTCTTGCATGCCTAGGAATGCTTATGCGATGCTCGGGCATCGCATGACAGAGCCGTTAGGCTATCTCCACCTGCGTCCTGCCGTGCGGGCTCCTCTAGACAGGACTTGCGGCATGTTGTGCATTGCGGACGGGCAGTATCTGACAATCTCGTGGGAGACGGTGGTGTCCATCGTCGCCCCCATGGTTGGCGCCGGCGTGTGGATGGCCAAGTGGATGGCTAGCCGTTCAGACCGTGACCGGGACGACCTGATGAAGCGCATGGACGCTGACAGGTTCGAGGCCAACGAGGACCGCAAGGTGCTCAAGGAGACCCTCCATGCCCTCAAGAACGCCATCACGGCGGCCACGCTCACGACCGAGTCGCACGAGCAGACCGTCGCCAGCATGGTCCAGACACAGCAGCGGATCGTCTGGACACAGGAGCGCATCCTCGCGCTGATCGAAGCCGACATGCGCAAGATCAAGGGCGATGTCCGGTTCGAGGACCGCCAGAAGGCCGAGGAACGGGCTTAGCAGCCCCAACGCTTCCGGGCAGCCTTGCCACGGTCGCCGGTCCAACCCCGGCTACGGGCACAGAAGCTCTTGTGACGAGGGTCGTCCTTGTCCTTCGTCGGAGCCTGAAGGTTGCTTCCCGTGGAGCGGTTGTACTTGGCGCGGCCCTTCGCCGTCAGCCCTGCGCCCTCCGAGACGGACAGCTTCTCGCCACGTCCAACGGACAGATTCGGTCCCTGCTTCTTTCGCTTTGCCATTGTAACGGTCCTGTAGGTCAGTCCCAGCCTAGCCCCTGCCACATGTCGCTCGCATCAGAGCTACCTCGCTCGTGAACCGGGAGCGGTCGCGGGGGACGGTACTCTCCCTTGGGCATCGTGACGAAGCTGTCATCGATGAACGGCCCAAGCTTCTCGTGATGCATGGCGTGCTCCTCGTAGCGCACGTCCCCCCTGTGGGAGGGGATCACCGGACCAGAAGGGTCCAGCCGCACCTTCATGGGGCAGTACCCACACAGCATGTACTTCGCCATCTGACACCCTAGAGCAGGTAGTCCACCGGGACCATCAGGGCCGGCGTCCCCTTGCCTACCCATGCGCCGGCGATGTTGAACTCCACGTATTCGATGGCCTCCTCCTCGGACATGCCATCCTTCTGCAGGTTCGACACGATCTTGGTGTAGTCGTAGACCGCGATCGTCGGCTCGCCGCAGCGCGTCGCAAAGCCAAGAATCGCCGTCTCATGGCCGTCGATCATCAGGACGGGCTCGGAGAAGTTCTCTTCGATGATCGCTTGGATCTGTTCCTTGGTCGCCATCAGATCTTCCTCGAGGTTTGAAAGCCGTAGAACGCGATCAGGCATGCGTCGATGCAGCCGTCGTGCGTCGTGTTCACGTAGGGGAGCAGGCGGCGGCACTCGCGCAGCGCACGCTTCTTGGTGTCCATCTTCTTCGCTGTCGTGGTGAAGACGAACTTCTGCCACTCCTGAGGGCGAACCGCGCGAAGCTTGTAGTTTCCGCCGGGAATGAACGATCCAGCCCACTCTTGCAGAGCGTGGCACGTAGCCTCGAAGTAGCCCGCCCACCAGCTAGCCTTCTTCGACATGAAGCCGTTCGGCTTCTCGTAGATGATCTCCACGTCGTCGCTGGTACGGGTGTACTCCCACAGAACGGCCACCATCTGCTTCAGCGGCTGGCTGTCGTCGATCTCGATCACGCGGATGATCCGGCCGTTCTCCAGCACCGCGATGCCACCCGTCCGTCCCGTGTCGATGCCAATAACTACTTGACTTTTCGCATCGCTCATGCAGGCTATTCTGCATGACAACCATCAAGAATAAAAGCAAGAAGCTCGGACGCCCTCGTATCTACGCCGACGGCGGCACCATGGTCTACTTCCGACTGCCCACCAAGCGCATGGGCAAGGTGCTGCGCAAGATGGCCAAGCTCAAGGACATGACGGTGTCCGCCTACGTTCGGTCCATCGTTGAAGGCAAGATGCTTCAGCTCTGGGACCGCATCTAGCCCCGAATTCTGGCCAGCTTGACACCTACCCCCTCGAGGCTATGCTCCGACCCGTACGCCCACATGGGCGGAAGTCAACACGAAACCGAGGTACTCGCATGAAGGGCAAGAAGGCTGGCGGCATGAAGGGCAAGAGCAAGGGCAAGAGCTACCACTCCGAAAAGGGTGAGAAGGGTTGCTGAGATGAAGTGCTCCTCCTTCCCCGTGGGCTCGGGCAACTCCGGCTCGATGAGCAAGGGCAAGCCGAATCAGGCCAAGAGCACGGGCACGCTCAAGACGGGCGCTCGTGGTTCGGCCATGACCAAGGCTCCTCGTCCGTTCAAGGGTCAGTAGTCATGCCGGTGCCGCTTACCCCGTATCCGCCGTCTCGGTGGATGGTGTTGGACTTCTCGGCCTCCACCGCAGCGCAGTTCCCCACCAACGGGCAAGGCGGCACCACCACTACTGCTTCCTCGTCCGCTCTGTTCGGGGCACAGAAGGTCATCATCACCGGCATCGCGATTCTTGCGGCTCCAGCCGCAGCATCGACGATCACGCTCGTGAACATGGCTGGAACTGACCTGTTCCCCTACAGCATCTCCTCGAACGCAGCGGCAGATCGCACGACTCCTCCGCTGTGGATTGAGCTCAAGCACGGCTTTGGCGTCAAGGCCGCTGCGACCGATGCGAACCTGCGCGTTCTAGTCTCCTACATCCACGCCAACTGACATGATCGCAATCATCGATGTTGGTGGCACGCATGCGCTCAACACTACGTACCACCCGATCAACATGCACACGGGCGCTGTGCAGGATAATGCGGCGTATCTGGTCAACGGACAGAACGTCACGAAGTCTGCCGGCAAGGTCGTGATCAACCAGATCATTCTGCTCGTGGCTCCTTCGGCCACCGTGTTCACGTACCAGATCCGATCCATCGATGACGCAACGCTGATCCTTCAGGGGAACATCGGTGGAAACGCGGCAGTGAACCGAGAGGTCATCCCGTGTCCGATCGAGATCGATCGACCGGTTGCGTTCCGGTTCATCACGGCTGGCCTTGGCCCCGTCCTCATCGTCTACGACATCGCACAGATCTGATGCGCTTCGCAGCAACTGCATCGTCTCTCTCCGATGAGAGCTACCGCGAGATCGAGCGCCTGCTGGGCTCTGGCAAGGCGCTCACGTTCGACGACATCAGCGAGGACTTCGTCGTTCGCATGATGCTCGACACGCTCAAGACCTGCAAGCGACCGCAGGTTGCGCATCAGCTGCTTCGCACGCTCGCCGAGATCAAGGGCATGCTCCAGCAGTCGAAGTCAAAGAGTGCGGCCGCCGCTTCGGCGCAGGATGCTCTGAACCGTCTCCGTTCCTGAGCCCTTCTTCTGGATCTCCATACGCTTGATCTTGTCGTAAGCGTAGTCGGACATCCACATGCCGATCGGTCCCTTGGCCGCCCACACGGTGAACCCAGCAGGGTTCTCGGCAGACAGCGCCTCCCGCATGAGAGCCGCAACGATCGCGTCGATCTGGCGATCGGTGTAGATGCTCTCAAGCTTGGCGATCCAGTCCACGAACTTGGCCCGACCCATCTTCAGGTCGATGCGCTTTTCGTACTCCTTCAGGATGGCGAACTTGCGTGTCATGAAGTAGTCTGTACAGAATAATGTCCAAGCTGTCAAGAGAAGAGGAAGACCTGATCGTCAAGCAGATCTGCGCGACGGTGAAGGCTGGGCCGATGCGCGAGTACGCGCTGCACAACGCTCTTCTTGGCCACAAGGTCGTTGGCCGGCGCGAGTACATCGAGCGCGTGATCCAGCTGCAGGACAAGAAGACCGGCACGTGGGGGCGCTGGAAGTTCAACGGAGTTCAGCGCAAGGTTGAGGCCATCCGCCTTCGCACGCAACGCGCCGGCAAGCCGGAACGCTACTGCACGCTCAAGGCCCGCAAGTGGGGCTTCTCGACGTTGTGGCTGGGCTATGGTGTCGAGTACGTCACGCGCACGCCCAACGCTCGTGGAGTCATCGTGGCGGATGACACGGACGGCGCGAACGCGCTGCTCGAGATCGGCAAGCTCATGAAGGCCAAGCTGCCGTTCAAGCTGCCAGTGAAGTACGAGAACCGATCGGTGCTGTACTTCGACGAGCCGATCTACAGCCTGCTCGACATCGACACGGCCAAGAACCCGGACCCGTGCCGTGGCGGCATGTACCGATTTGCGCACTGCACCGAGCCTCAGATCTGGCCCGATCCTGAGAAGCGTGCGATCGCCATCGAGAACGCTGTTCCCGACGAGCCCAACACGGTGATCAGCTACGAAGGCACCGGATCGGGCATGAACTGGTGGTACGACTTCTGGATGCGGGCGTACCGTGGAGAGTCCGACTGGCACGCGCTGTTCTTCCCGTGGTGGTACGACAAGAACTTTGACTACTCGCTCAAGCTAATAAAGGATCAGGCTGTTGCCTTGCTTGAGACGCTCGATGATGAGGAGCGGGAGCTGCTGCGCATGGGCTTGGATGCCGGACAGCTTGCGTGGCGCAGGGCCAAGATCGAGAACACCTTCCGTGGCAACGTCGAGCTCTTCCACCAAGAGTTCCCGGCCACGCCTCGAGAGGCATTCATCGCCTCAGGACGCCCAGCCTTTCCAAGCAATCAGGTGCTGTCCATCAAGTCCGAGGCCAAGGATCCGATCTGGAAGGGCAGCATCCTGATCGACGATGACCGCAAGTCCTACCGCATGGCCGCTGACCCGACGGGTCCGCTGTGGATCTGGGAGCACCCAAAGCCGGGGACGCCCTACGCCATCGGGGTCGACGTTGGCCATGGGGTGACCGGCGGCGACGACTCGGTCGCGGTCGTTATCAACGCCAAGACCTGCGAACAGGTCGCCGTACTGCTCTACTCTCCCCGTCCACCTATGCGGGCTACCATCCGCCCCAAGGAGTTCGGGCGCTTGGTCGGCATGCTGGGTATGCACTATGGCAACGCCTACCTGATGCCAGAGATCGAGGGTCCGGGGGTGTCGGCTCTGGATGCCCTGCGCGACATGTCCTACCCCGCTCTTGGACGCCGGGAGACCTACGACAAGGTCGGGCAGAGGACTACCCACAAGCTGGGGTGGTCTACCAACAGCATGAGCCGTCCGGCCCTGTTCAACGAGATCCGTGAGCATCTGGCTCTCGAGACCGACGGCGCTCGCTTTCATGACCATCGGCTGGCCGAGCAGATGCTGAAGATGTACCTCAGTTCGAACATGCGCGAAGAGGCTCCGTCCGGAGAGCACGACGACTACGTCATGGCTTGGGGCATCGCGCTGATGGGCCGGCGCTATGCCATGTCGTCCGGGTTCGTAGCCAGCAAGGAGGAGTCAATCCGGCTGTCCCTTGACCAGCAACATTGGAAAGAGTTTGAGGCCGATTGCATTCCGGAGACGGAAGCGGCTAGTATCACCGACGGACAGGACACAGACTGGAGCGAAGAAGAATGGACGTGATCCCGGTTGTGGCGATCGCCGCCCTCATGGCGCACCTCGCGTGGAGCGCCTACACCCAGCGTGCCCTGCTCAAGCTCATCGAAGCTGATCGCAAGTCGCTTGACACTGCGCGGCTCGAGATCGTGGGCATGAAGAGCCCTCAGGTCGCACAGATTGTGATGGCTGCCGACCAAGCTCGCACCGCAGCTGGCGTGGCTGAGTTCATGCAGCGATCGGTTAGCCAGCTTGCTGATGATCCAGATGAGGAGCTGTACGGTTGAAGGCTGAAGACTTCATCTCGTCGAAGATCGCGCCAGACCTAGCGGTCGAGCGCAGGGCCATGGAGGAACAGTGGTTCTCCAACATGGCCTACTTCTATGGGAAGCCGTTCTTCGTGCCGGAAAGCGGCAGCATTCGACCCCCTCGCGATCCGCGCTACTCGCGTCAGAAGTATCAGGCGAACCTGATCCTTCCCAAAGTTCTGCGCAGCCTTGCCAAGCTTCAGGGCCTCAATGCCACGCTGACCCCGCTTCCCATGTCGGACGACCGACGTGACGTGCAGGCAGCGAAGCTGGCGAAGTCTGCGTTTGAGCACGCGCAGCGCATCACCAAGTTCCGCATCAAGCAGCGACGAGCCATGATGTGGGCCGCCGTCTGCGGGAGTGGCTTTCTGCGTCCCGGTTGGGATCCTGACATCGGGAACCCCAAGCGGATCTACCTCAACGAGAACGACAACGAGCCCAACATCGAGGCGTTGTTCAACGATGAGCTGCGCCTCTATCTGGAGCAGAAGCGCCGCTATCGTGACATCCGTCCGGGCGAGCTGTGTCTCGATGTGGTCGAGCCGTTCCAGATGCACTGGGATCCCAATGCCAGAGGTGGCGGTTTCGGTGATTGCCGCTGGGCCGGGACGCAGGTTGCCAAGCCTGTCGACGTGATCAAGTCGCAGTGGGGCGTGGATGTCGAGCCGGAGCCGAGCTCGAAGTTCGCAGGCGTCGAGCAGTACCGTGATGTGCTCGCGTTCCTTAGCGGTGATCACGGTGTCGCGCTGACGACCCGTCGCCCCCGCACTGACCTTGCGACCGAGATCGAGATCTACGAGATCCCTCTGGCTACCAACGGCTGGCGAGGTCGGCACGTTGTGATTGTCGGCAACACCGTCGTCAAGGACGAGCCGAACAGCTACGAGCGCCTGCCGTACACCAAGTTCGATTGGTTCCCGGTGGAAGGCCGCTTCATGGGCTTGTCGCTCGTCGAGCAGTTGCGTGGACCGCAGCGTGCCCGCAACGAGTCGCGCACCTACATGATGCGCTTCATGCGCAACGCCGGTTACGGCATGACGCTGATTCCCAAGGGAAACGGCATCAAGCCTATGCAGGTCGCCAACGTGCCCGGACTCGTGGTCGAGTACGACCCGACCAACGGCACGCCTTCGTTCAGCCCTCCGCCGCAACAGCCGATGCACGTGCTGCAGAACGCTGCCGAGTCGGAAGCGGAGATGGACAAGATCTCGGCTCAGGCCGATCCGACGAACAACAACCTTCCCGGCCAGCTTCGCTCTGGAGTCGCGGTGTCTGCTGTACAGGCTGACAACAACGCGATCCTGACGCCGACCAGCGAGGCGATGCTCGAGGCCACCGCCGAGCTTGGCACGACGATGCTCGAGCTCATGGGTCGGTTCTACGACGCTCCGCGCATGATGCAGGTGCAGGGGCCTAGCGGCGAGATCGATGTCCGACGCTTCACCGGCACCGACCTTCGCGGGCACTACCGCATCCACGTGATCGCTCAACCCGACATGCTGGACAGCACCGAGGCTCGTCACGCTCGCATGTTCGAAGCGGCGCAGCTTGGGATCCTCAACCCCGGAGATCCCGATGACAAGGCCATTCTGATCCGTGGCCTGTCCTTCCACACTCGCAGCGAATGGGCGGACCATCGTCTGCAGCAAGAGCTGGCCGAGCAGCGCGAGATCGACAAGATCATCGAGGATCCCACGTACGAGGCTGCGGTCTTGCCGTGGAATGATCCGGGTCTGCGCTCGCGTGTGCTCGAGCGGTTCCTGAACTCTCTCGAGTTCGAGGGCCTTCCGGGGCCTGCGCAGCTGAAGCTTGTTCAGCGTTGGCAGCAGTTCAGCCAGCAACTTGCTGAACGTGCGCAGCAGCAGATGGCTATGATGCAAGCATCCAAGGGCATGCCCGGAGAGACTGGGCAGGCTTCACAACCACGGAGATAGAACATGACCGATAGCATTGGCGAACGAGCGGTTGAGATCGCTCAACAGAAGGCAACGGAGATCAAGGCCAAGCGGCCCAAGCCGCCGCCGCTTCCGAAGATCGACGAGCAGCAGCGCGAACAGGCGTTTGCCGTTGCGATCAAGATGCGCGATATGCGCCGAGCGAAGCTCGACGAGCTCAACAACCGGACTCCTTCCGGTCCGGATATGGGCTATGTCGAGTGCATCGACTGCCTTGGGCCGGCCATCTGGATCCATGGTGGCGTCGAGGGCGTCGTCAAGCACACCAACTGGGAGACCGCTTACAAGCCTAAGGGTGCAGACTGGGGCGGTAAGCTTCCGCACTGCCAGTGCTGCGCTGGCGAAGGTCGGCGCGTCGATGTGCGCGTTCTTCACGACGGAGGCACGGGCCTTGGCCTGACGATCCTGAAGAACTACTACCGCGAGATCACTCGCGAAGAATTCGAACAACTCACCTCTGGTTCCTAACTG